CTCGTCAGCAAAAAACTGGCAACTGCCACGCCGCACTGGAGCAGGTCTGCCGGGTCCATAAGGCCAATCTCATGCTCAGTGAGCGCGGGGGTGGAGATGCGGGGCAGCACCTTGCGCAGGGCCAGAACATCCATCTGGGCGAGGTCCGCCAAGGTCACGCCGCGCAGCGATCCGCTCACGGGTTTGCGCAGGACTACCTGCTCGATCTTGGTCTCGCCGCGAACGATGGGCGTGTCGAGGGTGATGACTTCTTCGTTGGGGTTTTTAGCCGGCGCTGCCTGGGCAAGTGCGTCGACGGTTTGAGTTTTTTCCATGGTGCTGCTCCTTGGGGAAGGTGTAGACGCCGCACGGGGCGGCGCTGGGGTTCAGGCAAATGAGCTGGGGACGGCTTACAAGCCGATGTTTTGGCGGTGCTTGGTGAGCAGGTCTTCGCCGTTGACGATAAACACGAAGTTCAGAAGGTCGATCTCGACCACTTCCTCACCGTCCACGGTCAGCTTGTAGTAGGTGCAGGTAGTGGTGATTTCGTGTTCGGTGTCCTCGCCAGGGGAGGCATCACCGAAGCCGATTTCTTCATGGCGCCCACGGACGGTTACTTCCACCGCGCTGATCTCGCCGGTGTCGTCACGTTGAACCGAGCCAGCGAAGCGCAACGGCACGCCGTCGGCGCGTACAGCGCCGTACTGACGCAGCGTGACTAGGTCCCAACCGCCCAGGGTGAATTTGAGTTCGATGCCGTCGTCGCTGTGGCCGAGGTCGACCTTTACCGGGCCATCCATGCCCCCGGCACGGAAGGATTCCATCTTGCGAGCCAGGTTGGGCAAGGTGACGGACTTGGCTACGCCCTGGTAGCTGTTGCCGTCGTTGAACAGGTTCATGTGCTTGAGCTTTTTCGGCAGCGCCATGGTGGTTTTCTCCTACGGCGCGGCCGCAGCCGCGCAAGTAAATGGGTTAGGCCTTGACGGTTTCGGCGAAGGTCATCAGGTAGCGGTCGGTGATGCGCTGGCGGAACAGCAGGTTTTCCAGCGGCGGAACCGGGGTGTAGTCGTAGTCCAGGAATAACTTGCCAGCCTTGAGGGTGGTGGCGTCGTTGGCGGCTGGGTCGTACCAGCACTGGCCGTCGATGATGTAACCGCCGTTCTTCAGCTCGCGGAACTTGGCGTTCACGCCGTCGACGATGTCTTTCACCAGGCTGCCGTGCATGGGTTTGTCGATGGCCCAGAAATGCGCCTCAGCCATGGTGTCAGCCAGCACCTGGGCGGTGCGGGTGTAGTTCTCGAAGGCGAACAGCGGGTCGGCGCTGGTCGTGCGGTTGCCCCAGAAGCGGAAGCCTTCGCGACGGATCAAGGTGGTGACGTCGGCGGCGTTGAGTAGCCCGGCGTCGGTCGCTGGGTTTTGCAGATCCCAGTAAATGTCTTTCGAGAGCCCCGACACACCGTTGACCGGTACGTTGGACAGGGTCTTGTGCCAGCCGATTTGCTCGTCGATCTTGGCGCGCAGGCCAAGGGCTCGGGCTACGGCGGAGGCGGGGGCATTGGCGCTGGTGGCGGTGTCCCAGTTCACGAAGTCCGGCCAGATCAGCATGAGCTCGCGCGAGCCGAAGCCGTCGCGGTAGGCGATGGCGTCCGACACGTTGTCGCAGTCCCAGACGCTCGCGTAGGCGAAGGCCCGCATCTTTTCGGCGAGGACAGCTAGCTCGGTAGTGACCGCCAGGTTGTCCATACCTGGTACGCCCAGGATGCGAGGTCGCACACCGAGCTGAACTTCGGCCGCCAGCAGCGCTTTGAGGCCGGTGTACTGACCCTGGGCGGTGACGCCGCCAATGATCTTGGTGGTTTGGTCGGCTTCCTTGGCAGTGGCGTCGGCGCCTTCGCCGTCGGCAACCCGTACCACGACGGTCACGGGGCTGGCCTGGTCGGCGATGGCATCCAGGCTGCGAGCCAGGGTGCCCAGCTCGCCGGCTTTGCCGGAAGCGGTGAGCACGTCGGTGAGCAGGACCGGGGTGTTGAGCGGGAAGGTGGCGGCATCGGCGTCGCTGCCGGTGCAGACCATGCCCACCACGGCGGTGGCGATAGTGCGAATGGGGCGAATGCCCTCGTTGATTTCGAGGACGCGGACGCCGTGATGGTAATCGGTGGCCATTGGGCAGCTCCTGGTGGGCGTGATGCCGGTTCAGTGAGCCTTGAGGTTGACGCGCGCGCGCAAGCGGGGCGAGTGGCGCGGGCTGTAGCGAGGCGCGGTACAGCACGGGCATAAAAAAGCCCCGCCGAAGCGAGGCAAACCTCCCCAGGAAAACCGGTTAGGTGCTGGCGTTGTTGCCGATCCCTGCCACCATGTTCCGGATGGCGGTGATGGCTTGCGCGGCTGCGTTTTCGGCCGGCTGGATCTGGCCGGTGCTGATCCAGCCGCGAATCTGTTCTTTGGCCTGTAGGCGAATTTCGCGAATGCAGTACAGCGCCTCGGTGTAGGCGGCGGCCTCCAGAAGGATGCTGTCGGCTGCTTGGCGTGGCGTTCGCCCATTGATGGCCCAAGCGGAAACGGTGCGCGGGACAGTGCCCGTATAGCCGGCTGCACGAAAGGCTTCGGCCTCCACTCGCGCGCGGTCGTATTCCACGGCGCGCAGGGGATCACCCGCGACCTTTTCCCGTGCGATGTCAGCGGCAGTATCTACACGGCCGCACAATTCCGCGCCGGTTGGCACGGACGTCGGAGGCGGGACCAAAATTGGAAGCCCCTCAGCATCGTGCGACCTCACCAATCCAGGCTCGGGATTGGCGATTACTTGCAGGTAGCGCGCTTCGCTGATCGGCACCGCATCAGGTGGAATGATGTGAATGCCCTGGAGGTAGGTGCTGCCAGTCTGCTGGCTGTAGAAGCGTTGCATCGTGTTCTCCTTAGTAGCCGATGGCGAAGTAACGGACCGTGGACGACACGGTTGCTGCCCCCGCCCGGTCCCAGATGTTGAAGGTCGCTCCGTTAAGTGTCGCGGCGCCCAAGACAGCGAATTCGCTGACGCCACTGCATATCGCCGACACTGAAAACAACGCCGTCGGGAACATGATTGTCCAGCTCACAGGCACGGCCACGTTATCGGTCCCCGACGCGGTGAAGGTTCCCCACTGGAGGATCAAACCGCCCAGCCAAGTGGGGAAAATGACGTAGCCGTTGGCGGCGAGACTGATCACGAAGCCGGCGCGTAGCTTCTTTGGTGTAACCGCGACGTCGTCGAGTGCCCCCGCGTTTACCTCTGCCTGAGTGCCTACGCGCAACACGCCACGCAGCGCTTCAGTGGCAACAGCGGCAGCCGAGCGAATGGCTTGGAAAACGCGCAGCGCGGTCATGCGGCGGATGTTGTTGGTGCCCGTCTCGGCATCGGCCTGGGTGGCGGTCATGGCGGCCGTCAGTTCGAAGGTGAGGGCAGTGGTACCGAGCACGATGGGACCGTTGGTGGTGAGTTCCCAGACGGTATCCAACAGTGTGGCGCCGGCTTCAACCGTGACCAACATTCCTGGGGTCACTTCGGTAGCTGCGTCCGCGTCTTGGGCGCGCGTCCAGGCGCCCGCCGCAGCGGTGTATAGGCCGTTCGCGGAGGCGGCTGCCTGATCCTTCACTAGTACCCGGTCACCTGCTACCAAGGCAACGCCCCAGTCGCCGCCTGCCTGGATGGCGAGGCCGTTGAGGCTGACTGCGGCCGTCGTGGTGTAGAGGGCACTTTGCTTGCTGTCCAGGCTGTTCATGCCCGCCGCGAGCAACGCCAGCACCTCCGGTTCCGTGGTGTATTGCGGATGCGGATCGGCAGCAGCCAGGTGGCCGACCATGATGGCGTCGGCGTAGGCGCGTGTCGCCAAGACAACGCTCGGATCGATCTTGAGTTGGACCGCCGTGGTGCTGGTGACGATAAGCACCATGCGCATTATCTGGGTCCGCCCGCTGCCTTCGGCGAGTTCGGGCTTGTAGCTGGGCGGGCAGTTGGCCACGGCAATCAGATCGCCGGCAGCGTCGTACAAGCCCATTTCACGCAGCCAGTAGCCACCCTCGGTTTCCGGAATCACCAACTCGGCAATGATCTGGCTGGCGTTCAGTGGGTCAACCTTGAGCTCATTCAGATCGGCCCGATAGGTTTCATGCACCAGGGCGGTTTGAGTGCGGATCGGTACGGGTACCGCGCCGTTTCCGTCTCCGACAGCCATCCGGCTGATCTGCAATTGGGTGCCGAGCGCTGTGGCATTGGCGAGCTTGGCCTCGCCGACGGCAGTGAGTAGGGCGAAGTAGGTCTGGCTCATGGATAAACGCTCATGGTGTCGATGATGTGGGTAGAGCCGCCCAACAGCAGCGTAGGGCTGCTGACCTCAATCGGGCCAGGCTCGTAGGGGTAAACGGTGGTGGTTTCGCCGCTCTGTACCGCCGCGCCTACATAGGTCGTGCCGCGCACCTCTAAGCCAATGGCGAGGCCAATTAAGTGGCGGCTGAGCGGTTTGGCGTCATCAATCAGCCAAGACAGTTCCTCGTACATGGCTTCGGTAATGCCGGTATTGAGTACGCCGATAAGCAGGCGGAAGGTGCCGGGGGTGCCCATCGGGATTTCCTCCCACCACTCGCGAACCTCGATCAGATATCCCAGCGGTTCCACTACGCGCCGCAGCGCGCCGATGGTGCCCTTGTGTGCATGGATGAAGTAGGCGGCGTGGATGGCGTCGCGCTTGGCACTCTCGGGCCATGCCTGGGACCAGCGGTCGACCGAGAAAGCCCAGGCCAGGTATGGCAGCAACGCGACCGGGCAGGTGTCTGGATTCCACAGGTCGCGAAGCGGTACCGGAACACGTTCAATCTGCGCCAAGGCCTCGGCTGCTAGCCGCTCCAGCTCCGAGGCATTGCCCGGCAGCAAGCGCGCGACCATTACTCGGCCACCGTCACGCTATAGGCGGTGCAGTAGGGCGCCTGGGTAAGGCTGGCGATGACGTCGGTCCAGCCGGACAGCTCGACGCGCTTGACGCCTTCGATGTGCAGTGCGGCGTCCAGGGCGGAGCGGTTGACCTCCTGGCCAAGGCGGCGGCGGGTGTTGATCAGGGCGACGAGCCGAGCCTCTGCGGCCGCACGGATTGGCTCGGATTCAGGGCCCGAGCTGTTGAGGTACAGAACGGCGGTAACGGTGTATGGCAACACGGCGGCACTTTGCACGGTCAGACGATCAGCCACCGGGCGGCGATCCTCGTCGCTCAAGTAGGTATCGACCGCCGCGAGCAGATCCGCCGCCGCTGTCCCGTTGCCAACCGCACTCTGTACGGTGACGAC